ATATCTGGTGGAATGTTTAGTATAAAATATCAATTATTTTTGAATGATTTATATTATTTTAATTCTGTTGAATTACTTCAATATGCAATGGTAAAATCATATTTGGAAGATATTGATTTTCTTTTAACAACTGATAAACAAATCAGATTTAATAAAAGACAAAACAGACTTTACTTAGATATTGATTGGGCATCACAGTCAGTTGGAAAATTTATTGTAATTGAATGTTATAGAATTTTAGATCCTAATGATTTTACAAAAGTATATAACGATAGTTTTCTAAAAAAATATTTGACTGCATTAATTAAGAAACAATGGGGACAGAATTTAATTAAGTTTCAAGGTGTTAAGTTACCTGGTGGAATTGAATTAAATGGTAGACAACTTTATGAAGACGCTGAAAGAGAACTTCAAGAAATAAAAGATTCCATGGTTCTTGAGTATGAATTGCCACCATTAGATTTTATAGGGTAATTCATATGGCATTAAATCCATTTTTTTTACAAGGATCTCAATCTGAGCAGAATTTAATTCAACAACTCATAAATGAGCAATTAAAAATTTATGGAGTAGAAGTAAATTATATTCCAAGAAAAATTTTAAATCAAAATTCAATAATAGAAGAAATTGAAGCATCTAAATTTGATGATAATTATTTGATAGAAGCATATATCAATAATTATGATGGATATGGCGGATCTGGTGATATTATGACAAAATTTGGTCTTTCTATCAGAGATGAAATAAATTTAATAATATCTAAAGAAAGATTTGAAGATTTTATTTCTCCATTTTTAGACGCTTTGCCTGATGATGAAGTTGAAGTGTATATGAGACCCAGAGAAGGTGATCTCATATATTTTCCACTTGGAGGAAGATTATTTGAAATAAAGTTCGTGGAACACGAACAACCATTTTATCAACTGGGGAAAACTTACGTTTATGAAATAAAATGTGAATTGTTTGAATATGAAGATGAAATTATTGATACTTCAATAGATGAGATAGATTCTAGAATTGAAGATATAGGATATATTACATCATTGACTTTAACTTCACAGACTAGAAATGCTACCGCAACGGCAGCGATAGGTTTAGGTGGTATTAGAGATATATTCTTAAATAATGATGGTTATGGATACAAAACTATTCCAACTGTAACTTTTTCCAATGCCCCACCTGGAGGTATAAATGCAAGAGGTGTTGCAATTACAACAAGTAGAAACGGCATTTATTCAGTTGAAAGAATTTTATTACTAAATGCTGGGGTTGGATATACAGTTGCACCATCAATAACAATTTCAGGTTCTAATGGTGTAGGGGCAGCTGCAACTTGTTCGATTAATACAGATACAAATGGAGTTTATCAAGTAACTATAATTGATAATGGTAATGGATACGCAACACTTCCTAATGTGTCATTTACTTCTGGTGGTGGTTCTGGAGCATCTGCAATATCAGTTTTAGAAGGTCAAACTGTGGACTCTATTCTTATTTCTAGTGGAGGATCGGGATATTCATCTGCACCGACAGTAAATATTGCTCAACCAAACTCTTCAACTGGAATAGGAACATTTATATACAATGAGGTTATTGTTGGTTCATCTTCCGGTGCAACTGCATATGTTAGAGAATGGGATGCAGATACTAATCAACTTAAAATATCAATAAACTCAGGCCAATTTATTACAGGAGAAGTTATAGTTGGTACAGCGTCATCAGCAACCTTTGTCGTTTATGGACATGATTTAGATGATACAGTTGATAAATATAGACAAAATGAAGAAATTGAAGAGGAAGCGGATACTTTCTTAGATTTTTCTGAAGATAATCCTTTCGGTAACTATTAATGCTAGGAACATATTTTTATCACAAGATAATTAGAAAAACTATTATTGCCTTCGGAACTTTATTTAATGACTTATATATTGTTCATGATGACAAAGATGGTAATGATCTAAGTAAGATTAAGGTTCCTATTGCATATGGTCCTACTCAAAAATTTCTAGCTAGATTAGAACAGGCACAGGAATTAAATAAACCTGTTCAAATAACTCTACCAAGAATGTCATTTGAAATGACTTCAATTAGGTATGATACATCTAGAAAATTAAATACTGCTCAAACTTTTAAAGTTTGTGGAACTGATTCCACAGTTAAAAAAGTTTATATGCCAGTTCCATACAATATTACTTTTGAACTAAGTATCATATCAAAATTAAACGATGATGCTTTGCAAGTGGTTGAACAAATATTACCATTTTTTCAACCATCCTTTAATCTAACTGTCGATTTGGTGGATGAATTGGGAGAGAAAAAGGATATTCCTATTGTTCTAGATAATATATCTTTTCAGGACGATTATGAAGGAGATTTTTTAACTAGAAGGTCTTTAATTTATACTTTACAATTTACTGCAAAAACATACTTGTTTGGTCCAGTTCCTGGTGGAGAGTCTGATGGACTTATTCGCAAGGTTCAAGTCGATTATTATACAGAGACTAATCGACAAACAGCAAAGAGGGAAATGAGATATACCGTTACTCCCGATCCAATCAACGCAGACCCAGACGATGATTTTGGATTTAATGAAGGATTGGATATGTTTATAGACTCTCGCACATATAGTCCAACGCAACAAACTGATATTTAATCATTATGAATGAATTTAACTCAATCAGTGAAGTTTTACACAATAACGATGAGATTCTATTGTCTGCAAATGACTCTATTAAAGACTCTAACGATATAAAAAAAGATTATGAATATACTAGGGCGAATTTATATTCTTTAATAGAAAAGGGTCAAGAGGCAATTAATGGAATTATGGAACTTGCCGGAGAAAGTGATTCTCCAAGAGCATATGAAGTTGCACTTCAGGGTATAAAGAATGTTGCCGATATAACAGATAAATTGGCAGATTTGCAGAAAAAGATAAAAGAAATTGAAGAAGACAGTCCAAAAGTTTCAAATAATGTCACAAATAATGCTTTATTTGTTGGTTCAACAGCAGAATTATCAAAATTATTGAAGCAAGGTTTTCTAAATAATAATGAAGAATCTTAAATTCTAATGGGTTGGTCTGAAAAATATAAAAAATCAATTGATTGTGACAATCCAAAAGGATTTTCGCAAAAGGCACATTGTCAAGGACGTAAAAAGAAACTTGATGAAGAGGGTCTCCGCGATTGGTTTAGATCTAAGTCAAAAGATGGTAAAAAAGGTTGGGTTGATGTTGTAGATGGTGATGCTTGTGCCAGAGAAGAAGGTGAAACTGCCACTCCCAAATGTGTTTCATCTGAAAAACGTGCATCAATGAGTAAAAAAGAAAGACTTGCTGCTCAAGCAAGAAAGCGTCGTAATGATCCAAACCAACCAGAAAAATCTGGTTCTGCAAAACCAACTTACGTAAAAACCGACTATACCCCAGAAGGCGATATGGACCTACAAGAAGTTAAAGACAAACCAGGAAAAGGTAGTGGAAAAAAAGATGCATGTTATAATAAAGTAAAGTCTCGTTATAGTGTTTGGCCAAGTGCATATGCCTCCGGAGCACTTGTAAAATGTCGCAAAGTTGGTGCCGATAATTGGGGAAATAAGTCAGAAAATTATAGTCTATCGAATTGGAGAACTGAACTAACTGAGAAAAAAGGACCTTGCTGGACAGGATATGAGCAGAAAGGGATGAAGAAAAAAGGTAAAAAAATGGTTCCAAATTGTGTTCCGGAAGAATTTGGAATTCAAAGATATTGCCCCAGATGTAAGAAAAATGAAACTCGCGGAGAGTGTAAATTTGGACCAAAGTATTGGGATATGTATTCCACACCAGTTTCTTTAAGTTCTGATGCTTATGATCCTAATAGTCCTCATCCAGCAAATGAAGAAAAAGATCACGAACATTCAATGGCAAGATCTCAGTTATCAACAGTAATTGATGCCGCAAAAAGACTTAAAAAGAAAATGAAGGGTGAAGGAAATATTGAAGCCTGGGTTCAATCTAAAATTACTAAAGCAGCAGATTATTTGGATGCTGCTGCGGATTATGTAGATAGTGGTGAGATGAACGTAGAGAGTGTTGAGTCTGGTCCAATTTTACCAAAAGAAAAGGGAAAAAGAGTTTTTCCAAAAGGAAAGGAACCTAGACCAACAGGTGCAAAACTTCCAGAAATTAATAAAGAATCAGTATCTATCGAAGACGCAAATGGAAATACTTTTGCAAATATTGTAGATATAATTGGTCCAGATCATATGAAACCAATTATTAATGATAATGGTGTTTGGAAAGGAAGCAAACAACAATCTGTTTCCGAAGAAAAAACGTTTAGATGTTTTATGGAAAAAATTGAAAAGTCGAAAATGAAGTGCAATTCCCCAAAGTCTGATCCTGTGGGTGATTCACTCACAGGAAAATCTCACGTTGTAAAAGCGTGCGAAGGAGGTAAAGAAAAGATTATTCGTTTTGGTCAAAGAGGAGTCAAAGGATCTCCAAAGAAAAAAGGAGAGTCCGAAGAGTATGCAAGTCGTCGCAATAGATTTAAGACCAGACACGCAAAGAATATTGCAAGGGGAAAAATGAGTGCTGCTTATTGGGCAAACAAAGTTAAATGGTAAAAAAATGAAAAGTTTTCAACAGTTTATTTCAGAAAATATTACTATTAATGGTGATTTTAACGGAACATTAAACGTAGGTTCTCCTCAACCTGAACAAGCAAGTGAATCATTTTTTGCGGACATTGTTTGGGAAGGAAAAATTTATCGTTTAGAAGTAGAGGGTGCAATGCTTTCCAAGAATGAACTCGCAGAACAAATCCAAGATGAATATCCTGGAGCCATCGTTCATAATGTTTATCCTGGTGAGGTAAATACTTCTAGAATTAAAAAAGCACAAAGGTATCAACCAGAAAGACTA